AACCTCAAGACTGGTTTCCCAGTCACGATCGGTTGAGGTTACTAAGAATGCTGGGGACGGGATGAAGAACTCCGTACGTACAATGAAGGACTTACGGATGAGACGCTCCTCCTGATCCCCTACGTTAAGGGAACCTACGGCCTCTTCCGAGGCTAGGAAGCATTTGATACTGTCTGAGAAACCAGTCTTGAGGTTGGCACCAGGGTTGAACTTGAGACGTATGGACTCTGTAAGCTGATCCATATCACTCATGTACTTAGTCCATACGTTGATCGAATAGGACACAACTACAGGAACATCTGCGAATTTGATAACCCTCTTAGCACGCTGTTCGGTCTCGTCCCACCACTTGCTTTGAATAAGGACATTATCGAAGCGTTGCTTACCGGGGTCACTCTCTCCACCTACCTGATTCACTGAAATAAGAGGGAGGACAATGGTGTTCTCTTTGTACTTATTACCAATCGTACGCTCCACATTACCATGCTGAGCCTTTACACGCTTAGCCTTACCATCTTCATCTAGGTAGTGCAGGTTACCGAACGAGGCGATCACCCCACGAAGAACATCCTTGTAGACATGGGGGGCTACGTGAGAGGCTTGTGAGGCTTCTAGGATGAACGATCGCATGATCTCTTGAGCACTACGCCCGGTCGTGGTCATGGTCGTCCCAGAACCCACACTAGACTCTACTGCATCATCCAACAGGTCAGGGATAATCTTCCCTGTATATACGTCTTCCTTATAGCCCAAGGTCGCCTCCTAAGTCTTGCGAGCGATCAAGTAGAGGCTCGTCCACAACTTCCTCAGAATCACGGAGGAGTCTAGCCGCACAGCGGTAATGGTATACACCATAGATCTCGAAGCCCTCTTCCTGGACCTCGAAGATCTCGTACTTTTGGTCCTGGAATGCGGGCTTTACCACATCACCCGCGATGGGGGATCGGTGCAATACACGTTCAATGTAGGATTTGTTGAACGTGAATTGCTGATCGTTCTTAAGTTCGACACCAAACTCGCTAAGCCCTTGCTCAAGGATAGTGGGATCGTAATGACCGTTGACCTTAATAGGCTCAGTAGTAATCGTCTTGGCGCGATGCTCGCCATACACATCATCGTAATCTTCCTCCGATCGGTAGAACTTATAATAGTATAATTCCGAACCAGCTAGACGAATAGCCTCTTCATCCACCATGTTGAATAGGTTAATGTCGTTATTCTCCTGGTCGAATAGACTAAGCTCAGACCTACCATCAATAGGGGGTAGCTCTGGCATGTTAGTCGTTACTTTATAGTTCTTCTTTTCAGACATTAGAAAGTAGACCAGAGAGGCGGCGGTGATAGCTCAAGTAGGAGCTTATCTTCTAGCTTCTCTTTATCTTCACGACCCTCTTGAATAAGGGCTGTACCATTCAACTGAGCACCCCCAGCAGGGCCAGGAAGTGTCTGGTACTTAGAACGGATGTTGCCTAACACTACCTTAGCACACGCTAAGGCATAGCGTTGGACCCAATTCCTCCATGCTGGGAAGATCGTATCTGTATCCAGCGCACGGTATTGTAGTAAGACCTTCTCATTATCAGTAGAAGGTGGGGGTGTAAGCTGTAGGTACTTACCGTTAATCACTTCCCAACTACCCTCTTGACCTAGGATCTTACGGGTCATCTCCATATTCATCTGGAGGATGTAGTAATCACTAATGTTGAAGTTCTGGAACAGGTAGTTGTCGGAGAAGTACTTAAGGAAGAAATCAAACTCCAGGGTTCCCGCTTGGGATTGGATGCTTAGGAGCGACTTCTTATACACTGCATAGGTAATGTTACGAGCTACCCATTGAGGGATCTCATAAAGGCTATACCCTGCGGAACAATCGAATACTGCATACTGGTTAGCCCATAAAGGAGCATGATCATCCAACCTAGTTACAGCTTCATCGATACATGTTTTGATTTGATAAGGTGTAAGCTCTACACGAACAACGGGCTCACCTAATTGAGCACGGATATAACTGTTAATAGTCTCTTCAAATGAGGTGAATTCAACAGAAACACCCATAGTAGTTTTGTTGAGATCGTCTGCTTGAATCTCACCCTTCTGAGTATGCGTAGCTAAGTTGTCAGAGATAGGTTCATCTGCCGCAGAGTTACCCCATACGGTGATTCTCGGTACTGCGATGTTCGCCATTGGTTATATCCTTTACCTTTCTTGTACGCTTTCGCTTGACAGGTTCGTTGATATCCTTAAGGTATGGACAATCTAATTCGAATTCCGATTCAATAACCTGACCTGGCCTTATCTCTTTAAGTCCGATCTCTGGTATATGAATTAGCATCCTGAACCTACAACTACTCTTGTACTTATGCATCCGTATTATATAGGGCTAAAAAGAAAGCGGGGCAAGGCTTTTATTACCTTGCCCCGCTGAATCAATCAGTGGTTAGGGATTAGGCATCATCCCAAGGGTTGCTAGTACCACTACCACGCTCGAAGTAACCGAGTACCTTGTTAGTCGCGCCGACGAGACGGATAACACGATAGAAGCGAGAGCTAGGAGTAATCGCAGCTTTGCCGTATCGAGTTAAGAGGCCCTTACGCGGTTGGAAGGTCTGCGGATCGATAACCTTGGGTAGACCTTGGAGCGGGATGTACGGAGCGTACACGAAACCAGCATCCATAGGAGTCGAACCCTTGTAGCCTACAATGATCTCGTCTTCCGGGAAGAGAGGATCGACGTAGAGGTCATAGCGACCCATGAACTTACCAACGTGAGAGATAGAGTTTCTATCAATGTTGGTAGGCGCATCCGAGCGGTCAATACCACCAGTAAGCTTGGCGCTAGACTCAAGCAGAGAAGCAACTACCGGAGCGCAAAGGAGCCAGTTACCCGGACCACGGTGGGTCGTGCGGTAAATGTCCTGAGCAGCGAAGTTGATCGTAGCTAGGAGGTTAGCGTAGACATCGCCAACGTGACGCGGGCTAAGAGTGAGGGCACTCGAAGACCAATCGACAAGGAAGACGTTATCCGCACCAAGAGTACCTTGGGGATCAGTAACCGTAGTAGCGTTAGACTGGAAATCACCAAACTGCGAGTCCGCAACCTCGTTAGAGCCGTTAGGCGCGAAGTTGTTGGAGTTCGACATGTTGAGGTTATCCCAATTCCAAACACCGTGGTTGGTAACAACATCATACGCGATCATACGAATATCTTCGATAAGCTCACGGTCGATCTCAAGGCGAAGCTCAGAGCTTAGAAGGCTAGTGAGTTCGGTCTCAAGGTCAAGGTTGTGATACGCTTTAAGGTCTTGAGCAGCCTCAAGGGTCCAGAGCGTACGAAGCTTTCTCGTACGAGCGATTACAGGCTGTTGCTCGATCTGGAAGGTCATCTCAGCAATGCCAGTGCCGTTGAGTAGTTCACCGGCAGACATGGAGAAGCCCCAGGTCGAAGTGTTGCGGCCACCAGCAGTGAAGTCCGGGAAGTTGGCGATCTTACCACCAACAGTCGAGGACGGATCACCAGAGGCTTCCGCAGCAGCAAGCAAGTCACTGAGGTCATACGTGTGAGAATCTACGGCATAAGCACCAGAGTTCAGCGCACTCGTGGTTAGACCACGGTAGGTGAGGCGGTACTTGCTGTAGAGGTTCTGAGCAACGTCAGTATCTACCCGGTTAGAACCCAGGTAGAAGATTTGGGAAGTCGGACCCGACATGGGTTGAACACCACAGATCTTGTTAGCAATAAGCTCCGGGAATACCCGACGAACTAGAGGGAAAGCGAACTTTTGGAAAGTACCAATGTGCTGAGTCGTGGTGGCGTTGTTCCCGTTAGTCGGGAACGCCTCATCGACACGACCGGACTCGTGTACGACCGACTTCGCTTGGTTCTCTAGAAGCTGCGCGGTAACCCGCTTGGTATAAGAGCTTTCAATGCCTTCAAGTACGGGAGCCCACTTGTTTAGGGTAGCGTCGTCGCAACCCGTTTCTTGTAGTTCAATGCCATCTAGCATTTAAATATCTCCGTTGTTAGAAGTTGGCAGTAGAGCCAGCATATCTTCGGTTAAGAACGCATTGCCCGTAGCTTGGGCGGGTGTAGTGTTCTCGTCATCGTCCTCATTTTCAGATACAATGATGGCTTTTTCGGAGGACTCGAAATCGTCATCAACCTCAGCTTCAAGCTCAGTAACCTGCTCTTGAAGTGTTTCTTTCTCTTCGCTTAGTTTCTGGTTCTTGTTTTGAAGGGCAGCAAGAGCACGCTCAGCTTGTTCCTTCTCCTTAATCACCGAAGCAAGTTCACTAGTGAGTAGGTGGTTATCTTCTTCAACCTTGGCAACCTCTTCACTTACCTGCTCAGAAACATACTGCACGTCTTCACGATCAACCTCAAATGCCATTACCGCTTTGATATTGGCAAGGATTTGGGCGTCACGGTATACGTCGCTAGTCTCACTAAGTTCCGTCATGGCAGCCTCTTGGATTCGATCCATATGCTGACGCAGGAAAGCGTGGACTTTGTTATTTAGTTTGCCGACTTCTTCTTCGATTCGCTCAGCGATAATATCTTGTAGGAGCGCAGCGATCTCAGTGACTACATCCTCCGAGAGTCCCTCGGGTAGTGCATCGGCTAAGTTTTTGATACTATCAGACATTAAATGCTCCGTTCTGTTGTTATTTACAGGTTAAAGTGGGTATGCAATCTTTTTTTATCAAAATTGCACTATTTCTTCTTCGCCTTCTTCTTAGGCTTAGCCGGTGTGGGGTCGGGTTTAGTGTTAGGATGATCGTATGGAGATGAGGTACAGTACTCAGTTTCATAGATCTTCTTACGGATTCT